TTTATTTAATAACCAACACAGTTTCTCAAACTTGTTATCATCATTAATATCTAATACCAAAAAATTGGGATTACCTGAGAAGTAATCTTTAATCTTATTGTTCCTATCTAAATAAGTTTGTTTGGATAACTCAGGATTATCTAAGAAACTATTCACACCATAACACACCTCACTGTTTATTCTGTAGTGCCACGATTCTTTTAGACCTATATTATTATTCCATCTAATGTAAGAATCCCACCATTGTTCCACATCCCGTGTGGTGAGTATGAACTTTGAACCCTCGTAGGTTTTATCTAATACTTTATAGAAATCAGTGTGATTCCACGGTCTGTCTTAAAACACATCGTATTGGTTAACCAAGTTTAATATCCCATCAAACTTACCATCTTGAAAGTCTTTAAAATGAACCGAACCAAAATTATACATTATATCTTCAGGACATAATCTATATCCTAAAATAGATAGAGCCCTTGTTAATGAAGTGGTCCCTGTCTTATTTTGCCCTATACAAAATATCTTACACATTCTCTCTGATTACTCTACACGGTGAACCATATGCAACCACATTGTCAGGGATGTCTTTAGTAACAACTGAACCTGCACCTATAATGGAGTTCTTACCTATTTTAACCGTATGTAATATGTTTGTCCCCATCCCTATTGTTGTACCTTCTCCTATTGTTACGTTTCCCGCAATGTTGGTGCCAGGATTAATGGAACAATAGTCACCTATGATTGTATGATGACCAATAGATACATGTCTGTTGATTGATACAAAATCCCCCACTGTGGTATGTGCAGCAATTGAAACCTTTGAGTTGATTAGAACCCCACGTCCGAGTTCACTCATGTGTGATATGTCCAAACCATGATGTATCACATTAATGAACTTATCAATGTCAGGATTTATTGTCTCTATAATCTTTATCTTATGTTGAGGTTGGTATACTCCAAGAACAATCTTATTGTAGTTATTTAAATCCACATCATCAAACAATTCTATATTGAAACCATCATGTGTGAATGTATTAATAATTGGTAAACCCAAATTATTGTATATGTGAATGTCAGGAGTTCTTCTGCCTATTGAATATAAATTATCCAATATCATTGTTATTATATTATCCCCCTTACCGAGAATTAATAATTTTGTTTCCATATCCCTTTTCTCTTAATTCCTCAGATGTATAATGTTCCATGTCAAATTCATCCATCAATCTGTGGGCTCTTTTTAATAACTGCATGTTGGTGGTCTTTTCCTTACCCCTATAATATAAATTATCTTCCAAACCTATTCTAATTCCATCAAAATCCAATAACCCATAGGTCATACTCTTTAACTGTTGTGAACCTATTCCACCCAAACACGTAAATGAGTTCGTTGGTGAGTTATTTTTAATTGTTGATAACGTACCAAAGTCACATTGACCATTGTAGATATTCCCCAAAATTATATTGATGTGGTGTGGAGACTTTAATATGTTCTTTGAAATAAGATAGTTTGTATAGTTTAACATACCCGTATCAAAACATTCTATCTCAGGTTGTACCCCGTATTTGTCCATCTCATTAATTAAAGACAATATCATCTCAGGTTGGTTAACCGATGTTCCTGATGGGAAGTTTAATGATGACATTGTTAGTGAACCCATGTCAGGATATAACTGTAGAACCTCCGCTCTTTGTGATAGTTCAGGGAAATTCCTACCTGTTAATGAAACGCAAATCAATAACTCAGGACAATACTTCTTTATCCCCTCTATTATCTTCTGATATACTTCCTTCTTGTATGTGTTTTCTAACGTAACCTCATCCCTTGCATGAAGATGAACAATGGATACACCAACCTCATTCGCACCTATTACCTCATCCACAATCTCACTTGAAGTCAATGGTGCGAACGAATTAATCCTCGTTGTCTGAGTACCTGTTGGAGTAAAATTAATTATTTTCTTCATAAATTACGTGAGATTTTAATTTAAAAATCTCTTTGAAAGTATCATCAAAATGTTTTTCGTATATTATTTTTTCTGAATTATCAATTCTGATTGTTTTTACTTCATCCATAGTATACAAAGTTTCAATATACCAATGGTTAGGTTTTACATTCAAGGTATGTACTTCGGAATTATTTATAATAACAATTATAGTTTCCTCTTCATTTTTTTGTGAATTGTAGAAAAGTTTGATTTTGTTGTCTTTTTTATCATAAAAAAGAGTATAATGTAAATTTCTCTCGTAAAAATGCCCTCCCTTTTTGAAAAAACCATTGAGTTCAGATTCTTTTCTAAACAAAACATTTGTGTGATTGTTGAACTCTGTTTTGGTAATATATTCCAAATTTACATTTTGCCCAAAATCTCTAATCCTTTTTTCAATCTCATCACGATTATAATCGGTGAACAATCGTGGTAATTTGTCAACCCTCGCAGACTTTAAAGACCCAAACATAAACCCATCACTATCACCAGTTGTTGTGTAAAGAATTGAGTCATAATTTTCTAATAACTCATTGTGTTGTTTTAAAATTTCTAAATCAAGGACCTCACCATCATACTCAATGTGATGTATATTTTTATATCCAAAATTGATTGCAATTTGTGATGCCATTGAAAACATTCTGTAGATAGCAAATCCATAAAAGTTTTTTATGAAAAAAATGGATTTTATGATTTTGTCATCAAAAGAAAAAAAGAAACCAGGAGGTAACAAATCTACGTCCTCAGAAGTATCATTCAAATAGTCGTAGAAATAAAAATTACATTTTTTTTGAATATGAAAAGAAATATGAGTGTGAGATAATAAGGCAATGTGATATCCACTTTTTGAAACAGAATCAATACACCTCTCAAGAGCCCTTTCTTGTTCTTCTGATGGGCAATGTGCGGTTATCACCACTAAGTTTTCCATTCAATAAAAAGTAATACAATAACGTATTCTGTAAAGGATAAATCTAATTAGAGTAATCCCCCCACTCCAAATCTTCTATTTGTGAGGACAGTTCACTCAGTTTGTTCTCCACATAACTACGGAGCTTTAAAGTACTCTCTAAGAACTCCGTCCTTAACTTGTGGAACTCCTCATCCTCTATCTCCTCAAATTGACTGTAGTGTTCAAAACAATAATCCATACCTTCATCACCCATTCGGTATCTTACACTCTCATAGTTCTCACGTTCTTCCTCTAATTTCGCTAATTTCTTTTCCATAAATTAATCCTCCAAATCAAGATTGGCTTGGTTCAAAATCTTGTATAGTTCATCTCTGATTTCCAAAGCCATCTTCTGTTCATCATCAGTTAGTTCACGATTACCATACATAGCATATCCGTGTTTTACCATAGAACGTAGTTTTTGGTCCAAATCCCACATGGCAATCTTCCATTTAGTTCCGTCAAGTGCATTTTTCGCCTCCACAGATTCCTCAATACTGTCAAATTCTAAAATTATCTTTCCCATACCACAAAGATAATATTTTTTGGTTTAAAAACAAACCAACCACTTTATATTTATTCTATATGAAATACATCATCACCGAATCATCTTTGGACAAAGTTATTTTCAGATATTTGGATAAAATCTTCCCTACAGATAATATAAGAACTTACGTAACTATTGATTTTGACTATGAAACAGGTGAGGAATATGATGATGAATCTTACATTATATTTTATGAGGGACCTGAAGATTATAATGAAAACAATAACGAATTGTTTAGTTGGTACGGTTGTGATTTTTTTTATGAAGATGCACCACAAAGACAAAATCAAACCTGTCCTATCATGGTGGTAAACCATCCTTATGATGATGACTTATCTGACACTTTTGGTGAATATTCTTGGCAAGAACCATTCAAAAACCTGAGTTTCTATACCAAGTATTACCATTTGTTGGGTAAAGAGAACTAAACTTACCAACGCACTCATCTTTTGAAACCCATCTAGATATACCATTTTCATCTGTGAGTCCAACGTAAATGTTTGTATTATTTGGAACATAGAAAAAATATTTCACCGTCCAAGTTTTTTCTTTGTAGTAAACTTCTTTCCCGATTATTGAATACGCGTCTCTCATGACATTTAAATATTATATTCATGAGATTTATGTTAATGTATCAATTTCATTTTTCCAAATGGCCCTGTTAACAAGATTATATTTTGGGTTTTCCCTATTATAATAATATAATGCAAAACTTTTTCTGTACTCATTTTCAGGACAGTTTAGTGGGTTAGGATGTCCGTGAGGCGCCCTATCAATGTTAAACATTACAACACGATTACCAATTGGAGATATTAATTTGACAGGTCCTGACATGTCTTTGTCCCATAATTCTAAATCACCACCCCATTCAGATTCCCAATTTTTATTAAGGTAAAGTAAAAAATTGATTTGACGAAACAAAGTAGAATCATGATGAGATAAATTAAAATCATGATGAACATCCAAAAAACCTCCACGGTGAGTTTGATGGTATCCTGAGTTACTATAATTTTCAATTGATTGTAATTCTTTAAATCCTGTCATATCTTTTACCAAACCCAAAAAATATTTAGAATTAAGAAATTTAATCACCTCAACCATTTTTAAATCCATTTTTTCTATTCCATCAACTTGTCTTTTACCCCTTTGACTATCATGCTCATCTATAATACCATAAACATTGTTAATAAAAAATGAATCAGGTTTTTTTGATAATTGATTAACCTCGTTCATCAACGCATTATAAACATCATCTCTTAGAAAATTATCAATAACAACATGAGGATAGGGACTCTGATTATTGTAAATATTTTTATAGGATTCAAAATTATTATAAAAACTATCGCTCAACATATTTTTAAATATAAAAATAAATTTTTACATTTAAATAATTACTTACAACAAAAAACCCCCAATTTTCATTGAGGGTTTTAAATTTAATATGAGCTTTCCGATACACTGTCCACATCAACTTTGTATGTCTCCGTAAACCAATCCGCAATTAAATCAAATAACTTACTTTTTCTAAGTCCAAACAAATCTTTCATATCGTCAGTAATACCATTTTTAATTATAAGTGTACCGTTATCAGGATAAATTTTGTCCGTAGGGTCATCCCAGCTTTCACCTTCAGGTGTGAATTGATAAGTGAATCGTCGTTGACCATTGGTATCTACAGTCACACTAAAACCACCTTCTACATATCTACTTTCTTCTCTAACAACTTCGGCAGACTTAACCAATTTGTTCAGGTAACCATAAACTAACTTATGAAATTGACTTTGAGTGATAACATACTTCATAACTTTAAATATCGTGATATTTATATTATGAAACAAATGTTGTTTCAAGCCCCCTGTTTCAGGGCAATTAGGACCGTTATCGTTTTCGGTAACAAAAAAAGGGGAATTCGCTACTCCCCTTTTATTTTTACCAATAAGTGAAGTTGCCAGTGTCTTAGGGATTGACCCAGGAACATCTCGTTCACAAATCAGTAAAGCAAAATCTGCTTTGAAAAAATCACTTGAGGGTTATTTGGATTGACCATCAACCAATTCACGAAATTTGGTATGGAAGGTAACTGTCAAGTCATTATCAACCAAACGGTATAATTCTCTATCAGTACTTTTATCGGTATCCAAACTTCTCAAAAAATTATTCTTAAGTTGTCTGGCAGTATGAAGTTGTTGTATAGTCTCACAACTACGAATTACTTTTTTTATCCATGTATTCACATCAAGGGTTTTGGTTGAACGTTTTTCCATACAACAAATTTAAAATAAAAAAACCCCACTTACAAGTGAGTGTTCAAATTATTCTTCATCTTTAAATGGGAATCCACCCCAAAAGATTCTAACCAATCCCAAATAGAGAGCATGATGTTGTCCATCATAATAAAAGTGGTCGTAATGAAACCTCCACAAACCAAATTCCAATGTAAGATAATCTAATTTTGTAATTTTGGATAACCATTGGGAGTGTCCACCGCTTTTTGTGGGTTTACCATCAAATACCTTAATTTTTTTTCGCAGAACTTTCATTGGTTATATTTTTTAAAAATATAGTAAACTATTCTTCTCCGCCCAACTCTGAACTCAAAATTTCATATACTCTATCAAGAACTTCTAAGGTAAAGTCCTCACCATACACACCATTAATCTCTCTGAACTTAGAAATCATTCTATCTGATATGTAATTTACTTTGATTTGTTTGTTTGGTTTTTTTTCAATATCCATATTAAATTCAAATGATTGTGGGAGTTCAGGGGATTTTACCGCAATCTCCTTAATTAAATCAATAAGTTGTGATTCCGTTAACCGAACTTTCATACTATTAAATATTAGTGACTACAAGAAATTTGATGTTCACCCCACTTTTTAGTTGGTTTTACATTTGGGAAGTAATAACATTTCCAAAATCTTTGATTGTTAAAGTATATGTGTTTGGTAAATCCTGTTGGTACTGTAGCACCTGTTGGTAAGACAGTGTTTTTATTTTTGAATTCAACACTTATCTTGATGGTTAACTTCTCAGCATCATCCCATTTTCTTTCTTGTTCCTCAAGTAATCTCCATTCCCCTCTGTTGAGGTATTGATTTTGTAATGCACAATTAAGATATGAAAAAGTTGTTTTAAGGTTCTGTTCATTATCTGAAAAAGTTGCTGCAGGTGCAAGATGTCCTTTATCATAAATGTTATTAACGTAGTCTGCGCCGTCTGAAGTTTTAACATTTGGTTCTAAGTAGAAATCCATAGACCCTCTGTTAACATTGGTAGGTCGGTTTGATGACTCATAAGTCAATTCCAAAGGTTGTTCGAAAACTTGTGAATATCGTACTTTATAGATTGTTTTCTGTAATGTTACATCATCTAAATTTATTGAGGATGTAAAAAATAATATTGGGATTAATAAAAATAATTTCTTCATTTTTTAATAGGTAACTTGTTTATAATATCCTGTAGCAATCAAATATAAATTCAAACTTCCACCACTTGTTAGGGTTGAAGATGTATAAGTCGCAACACCTGAATAAGTATTTCTTAAATTGGAATTTGCCACTTTCAATGAATCAAATTCACTCTGAATGAAAAATCTTGAGATAGGTAAAGACCCCCACGTAGATTTAAGACCTGATTTTTTAGCAAAAAGTAAAAATTGGTCCGAAACTGTTAATTTACCATCATTGTTCAAATCGTAGGTTTGAAAGATAATACCATTTACAGATTTGTTTTTCAAGACATAATTACCAATTATTAACCCGTCAGAATTATTCAAACTTGTAACAGGAGTTTGTGAGACAACTTCAATATAGTATTGTTTTGATGGGTCACTCGTTCTGTTAAAACTATAATAACCGGTAGAATTTGTATTAGAAGTTGCTTCCAAAGCCCAAGTTGTTGTTGTAGTAGATTGAGTACCAATCTCTGATGATTGATATGAGTGAGTTGTTTGGGAGGGTCTTCTCCACACTAAATATAAACCATCCCCACCACCATACTCTTGCATTCTTGCGATAAAAGTATATGAATTTCCTTTTGTCAAATTAACGGTACCGTATCTGTAGACACCATATCCTTTACCACCGTACCACTCGACTATATTACCAGTGTTAACCAACAATAAATCTGAACCATCATCAGAGGTTATTCCAAAAGAATAACTTCCTGTTTCTTGGGGAGTAAAAGTGAATGTTACCTCAACAGCATAATACTCACCACTTGTCGGAACGGTTGCTCCGGCAGATGTAAGACTTGTATATTGCCCAAAATTCAATGATACGTTCCCTGACATGGTCCCACTCCACCAAAGATTAGTTGCACTATAAGAAGTGTTGAAACACCTATCCATTTCAGTTCTTGTGGATGGATATGCTTGGTATTGAGATGTATTACCTGTTCCGAAGTGAGTCCGATATACTTTTACAGACGTACTGTTGTTTCCAGTAGTACTGACGCTCCTTTTGTATAATTTGACAGGTACATTATTTGCACCTGTTTCATCAGCATTGTATATTGTTCCTGAATAAGTAAAATTTTGGGATACCAAATCACCAAAAATAAAGTAACTCATTATGAACAACAAAATTCTCATTAGAATTTACTCAAAGCATCTTCAATAGATTTTTTTACAGCTGTAGCAAAGACTGATTTCTCGAAAGGTAAGTTCTCATCTCTTAATTCGGCAAAACCAGCTTTTACGGATAATTTAGCATCACCCTCACCCTCGTAAACCACAGAATCAATAATCATTTTAGTCTTTACGATAGTTATTTTCTTTTTAATCATGAATGGTCCGATGTTAAAACCAATTGAAGGTGCTTCAATAGAAACTATATCAACAGTTATTGGTGCACCATCTTCACATAATGAATATTTTTGACTTACTAATTCTTCGGTAATTTGTTTAACACCAAAGGTGAATCTCTTTGAAGATAAATCAGGATTGTCTGTTTTATTTTCTACTTTAGTTACAGTGTAACAATCTTGTGCGTTTAGATTTATACCACTTAGTATAATACCTATTGTTATAATTAGTTTTCTCATAATAAAATTTTTGCCCCTGTTAATATTTGATAGTTTAATACATTACCTTTTACTTGGTAAGTACTAGAAATACTCACGTTGTACTTGAATGATTTTGATATTGTATAATCCCAAGAACTGAACGGTACCAATAAGATTCCTGAATCCCACCACTTACCATCATAGAACTTTGTAAAGGGTGAATAAACCCCCAACATTAATATATTCCCTGAAAGTTTTTTAGATGCTTTGAATGGCATAAACCCTCCACCAATTGCTGACAAGTTTGAAAACCCTTCACCGGCTAAAACACCCACAGTCATGTTCAGTCCACCCATCATAGTTAATTTACCAAATCTCTTTGAATTCATTGCAGTTGATGTGTTGAACAGGTTTTTTTCAAAATCAATCATAGATGAGTTCGCAACAATCAAAGTGTTTGTTTTTTTCTTATTAGAAAACGCCCCGTAAAATGTAAGGTTTGTATTATTAATTGTTGTTGTGAAGTTCAAAAGAAATCCTTTTGCCTTTGTATTGTTTGTATTTGACTTGGTAACCGACATAGTCCCTTTAAACTGATTTGAACCGTCTTCATTACTTCTTAACGCAACGATATCACCCGTACCAATTACTGAACCCACTCTAACTTTGGAACCACCACCATTACCTGATGATGATTCTGCAGCGTTTGCAACAGAGTTTGTTGTTCCACCAACACCTCCACCCGTAGTCTCTTGTTTAGGTTTATCAGTTGGATTTGTACCCGATTGGGTATTACCACCCCCACTTTGACCTGTATTTGTACCCGATTGGGTATTACCTTGACTTGAATTATTATTTGAAGGATTGTTTACAGATGGCTGAGTCTGTCCACTTCCACCTTGAGTTGAGTTACCCGAACTTGATGTGTTTCCTCCATTTTGGTTAGTTGTTTCTCCTTGTTGCGAATTTCCTCCACCATTAGTTGAACCACCTCCTGAGTTTCCTGTTGTGTTAGGTGTTCCGTTTTGAGTTGTAGAACCATTCGATACAGTTCCTGAAGATGTATTATTTGATTGATTTGTTCCATTGTTTTGTTTGTTTGAAGAACCTCTTCTTGAGGACGAAGAGTTATTTGACGAAGCATTATCTACACTATTACTAATTGAGTTACCAACCGATGATACACTCATAGTAGATGCCGCAGTAATAGAAGTCAATGTTGCTATTATGTTTTGAGTAATAATCATATTTTGAGTTGTCTGAGTTTGTGTCATCATCTCATCACATGGTTGATTTGCACCTTGAACTTGAACACTTGTTATCCAATTATCAAAAGTACCATTAACAAAATCTGTTTGGCTAAAACTACCAATAAAACCAAGGTAGTTCACGGTAACATTTTGGTTACCCGTAATATTAATTACTTTTTGTTTTTTGGAACAAGGGTCCACATACGAATACGTGAACCCCTGTCCAAATAAATTAGAGGAAAATAATAGTGATAATATGATTAATATTTTTTTCATTAATCAACACTCGTCACATCCGATAATACTTGACCATCTTCCTCGTCCACTTTCTGAATTAACATCTTATCTCTATCTTCAGAGTTAAACCAATAGTCAACAACCTTATTTAGATTACCAACGAAAGCACCCAATAAGATTAATAACATTTCCTTCCAACTCTCTTGAATTTGAATACCCGCAAATGTTGCAACGTTGATACCTAAAATGATAAAGAAAAACAAAAACAACACAACGATAGTAATTCTCCATCTGTTTGATTGCATTTGTTGTAACATGTAGTAGAATCTGTTTTTATCATCTACCTTAACGTAATCACTTGTACTAAATAATTTTTTCATTTTAACTTTTTAACATTCCTTTTTTAATGAGTTTTTCAACTACTCTTACAGTTGAAGTCTCAAGAGCCTTTTTTGTAGATACACCCACAGTTGATTTGTTAAATGTTGGTCCTTCAATATCACCTAAAGTCGTTGAAGTCTTGGTTGTGATTGCTCTACCTTGACCTGACCCTGTAATAATTTCTCCCGTTTCAGCATCCACAAATCTAACCTGTAGTCCTAACTGAGTTACTTGTTTTATTGTAACACCACTTGTTTCAACAACTTCATCTTCACCTACAGAAAAATCATAGACTTCAATGTAAACAAAGTATTTTGCCAATTTGATTTTACCTTTTCCATCAATTTTGTTTTCGGTAAATCCTTTATTGGAAGCTTTGAATTGTTGAACCATTCTTTCTTTGATTTCCAATTTGTCTTCTGTGAATACAAATCTTCCTGTTTCCTCCAAGTATTCCAATACAATGTTTGTAACACCCATCCCAACACGAGCATCTTTTAATTCAGGGTACATTTCATACACTTCATCATTAATACCAATCTTTAAGATTTGAATTGGGATTTGTATTGTATCTGTATAAGGTGGAAGTGATTCCAAAGACTTTTTCTTTTCAAAATTTGCGGTATACTCCTCAGTTTTAACAGAACCGATTTGTTGACCATGGCACTCTTTTGGAGTACCACACCCAACTAATACTAATCCCAAAACAATTAGTTTACCAAGGTGCATCTTCAGACTCACTTTTCTCTTGTTTAGGAGCAGGTGCCGCTGGTTTTTCAACTGTCTTTTCTTTGATAACTGTTGTTGTTCCACCACCAGAATTCGTGTTCTTAGATGAATTGTCAACATTCAAATTAATCACAGGTGCCGCAGGTGCAACTTGCTCTGTTTTTGGTGACTCTTCTTCATCACCACCAAAAAGTGTTGTGGTGAAATAAGCTCCACCAGCTGTGACTGCTGTTGCAATTGTCCCGATGATAGTTTTTTTCAAACCACTCCAGGTTCCGTCATTTTCTTGTTCTTCTGACATTGTTTTTTGATTTTTAATTTATTGGGTTTATTGTTTTTATTTGGCTAACTTGAGGTCTCAATTTGAGACCTCAAGATTTTACTTGACTACTGAAGTTCTCTCTGAATACAACTCATCGTCTTTTCTGAGAATAGCGATGTATTCACCAGCACTTAACATTCCTAAGTTTACAGTTGTAGAGTATTGACCAACAGAGTATGTTCCGTTTAATACTTCAATACATTTTTTACCACCCATATCGTAAACACCTAAGGTAACAAAACCTTTCTCGTATATCTTGAATGTAATCATGGTTTCACCCATGGTTGGGTTTGGGTAAACTCTCATCTTTTCAAAACCCGATAACTCGGTAGGGTTTCTTTTGAAGACTTGTAAGATACCATCTGTTGGTGTGATAATTAAATCAGTTGCAACATTGTCACCAGCAAATTTTCTTGTAACATATAAAGGACTTTTGTTCCATTCACTCTGAGTCATTTTAGAACGGAATTCTAATGTGAATAAAGTCTCACCGTCTTTAACCAAATTTCTATTATTTGTTGGGTCGTATCCACCCCACTCAACTTCGTTATCGTTTACATTAATGAAAGAAATCCAATAAGAAGATTTCAATTCATTTTGAAGTGATACAAACTCTAACAAATCAGAGTCATATTTCATTGAAAGTTGTAACGCTCCTAAGTCAATTCCTGATGTTTTTAATTTTACAGGAACTCTTACCAAGTTACCTTCATCAACACCAAGGGTTGGGAAGTTTACTTCAATGGTTTTTAGATTATTGTCGTATTGAGTTGTAACATCAATGATACGTTTGTTAGCGTTGTTTGGGTTAACAATTTCAATTGGAATCAAACGAGCTCTTTTGAATCCTGTTCCGTTAGCATCACCCGGTACCAACACATAGTATGTAACTGAGTCAGGTTGACCCGCAACAATATTAAATGTAAAATTAGTTACACCTGCATATGTTGTTTGTTGAGAGGTTGTTGTACCATTAATTGCTGAGTATTCACTTTGAGTGAAGAACTTAACATCAGGTACTGAATTCGCCCAAGTGGTGAATCTACCTGCAACTCTCGCATAAACACCATAAACGTCAGAAATTGTAACTTTATTGTCACCGTTAACATCTGATGAATAGAAATCAAAACCTGTCATTGTATTTGTACCCAAAACAGATTGGTTAATTCTCTGAGCATCTGCGGTTGTTACAACATTTCCAACTGACATAGTATCACCTTGGATTTTGATTCTAACATTCCAAGCTGAGGTATCTACCTCAACATTATTGAATGCAAATTTACCATCAAGACCCGATGCTTGAGAAGTTACTTGAGACCATGTTGAAGATGTCTTAAGTTTCTTTTCAAGAGCTACCGTAATGTTCTTTGCTGCCGTACCTGTAACATTCACAAACTTCCCTTTGAATGAGAATACTTGAGGTAATAATTCACCACCAAAGTTTGTTAGATTCAAACTGTAATCATCACCTGATTGTTTTGTCGCTGTTTGTGAAAAACTACTTGAACCAACAAATGTCAAATCTGAAATTGTAAAGTAAGTTGTTGCAAGTGCAGTTGTGTGATTCAATTTAACATTAAACAACGAACCGTCAGGAATATCAAAAGTTGAAACAGTACCAGTGTAGGTCATTGTAATAGTTACATAACCAGATGTTGGATTGTCTACATACTGAAGATATTGTGAGAAGCTCGTGTTAGTTGATGTTACGGTATCCACACCACTGAAGGCCTGTTTGTCGTAAAACATTCTAAATTGAACCGCTGTTATGTTCTCTGATGAACTGTTGTAGAAACAGAGCCCTACGTTTGTGAAACCATCACTGTATTTACCTGTTTGATAGGTCGAGTCTAATGTGATGTGAACTCCTGTTGTTGTCGGTGTGGGACAGGTTTGAGCCTTTGCAGTGACCAACATGGTTAGCGATAAAATCGCAATCATAAGTTTTCTCATAAGAGTGTTAATTAGTGTAATTATAAATATGATTAAATCACTTGTTTTTACACTACTTACAATTTTTTGTATAACTCTTAATGCACAGATAAAAATAGATGTTGTTGGCGATAATTGGGAACATAATGTTCATAAGGCACTAACACTAATTAAAAATACCGACACAACGGTATACAACACAGTAATAAAAAATTGTACTCATATTGGTTTTTGGAATGGTAACTATTCAACCACCGAAGGTAATGAAATTTATATCACAACCATTGAAGTTAGATATGGTAACATCCAAAATTTGGCTTGTGTAATAGTTCACGAATCAAAACATATTGAACTATCAAAATTATCCTTAGATAGCAAAGAAGAGGAGTGTGTTTGTTATCTTTATGAACTTGAGTTTTTAATAAAACTAAAAGATGTTGACCTATTTTTAATAGATAACATTCAAAGAAAGTTGAATTATTATGATTGTGAAAAGTATTTAAAATAATGAGTAGTAAAATTAAAGTTGCAACTAAAGTGTTGAAAGATTTTTTTAGTATCTATTCAATACCATTTTCAATAAGAGAATCAGGACCTTCGGGTAATTTGAACCTAACTCTTAAGGTTGATAGTTCTAAATTTCATATGTTGGGTCCAAACTATGATTCTAATTATTATAAATTTTTTGAAGAAGTTGAAGACGAAATTATAGAATCATTGGAGTTAGTTGGTTTAGAAGAAGATTTTGATAAAATCATATTCAAACACGTTAATTACAAATTCATGGAAGATAAAATTTTGGAACTTCAGGGTATTATGACAGATAGACTCAGAAGAATTGTTATTGGTAGAAATCTTAATGTTATAATTACAGGTCCTTATCTTCAAGATTTTAGACCCGAACTAGTTTACAATATAAAATTTCCCAAAGATTTACACCCCGACAAACAAAAATTGTTGATGAGGTCAATACCAAGTGTCTATGACGATATTAATTTTCACGCAAGGGTTTAATTAATCTAACCCTTCCAAGTCATCATCACATACAACATATTTTCTCCACCATTTAGCAAATGAGCTATTTGGTATCTTGTTGGTAATAATCTCACCAAGTATTAGTCCTGCACACAAAACAAAACATAACAATATCAAGTAAAAGAAGTATATCATACTTTAATCATAATAAAAAACCCCCACTCGTAAAGAGTGAGGGTAGTGAGTCTCGTACAGAAAAAAAATATCAGAAAGAGTTTTAAATGTTAAAGTTTGCTTGTTGAATCTCTTGACGGTTGAATTTTAAAAGCAAAATCAAATCCTGATATCATGGTTTCTAGTGTAAAGCCGAAGCCTGGATGAAAATTTAATCTCTGACGGACTCAACTATCTTTAGATTGTTTTGGTTGCGTTGTGAACATCCAATTCATCTTGAAGTCTTTCAATATTACTTTCAAGAAGTTCAATCAAGTTATTACGACGAACCACATCAATAATAGTGGTTTTTACCATTGGGCTTTCATCACTGTATCGGTGCATTTTTCTTACCGTACCTTCACCACAATCTAAACCACGAAGGTTCTTCAACAAACTTTTAAGTTCTGACATCTTAAAAATTTTATTATAAACCTCCATGTTTGCCATGTGGATTTTAGTTTTTAATTCAACCAAATCGTCAACATTGTTTAACAATTCGGTAAGAGTTTCTTCAACGTCATAGTGACGGATTGCACCTTCTTCAACTGAGTTATTCTCATTTAGACGGTTGTATAAGTCTGATGTTTTCTTCACCAACTTATTTTTTTGTTTTAGTGCTTGTTTGATGTTCATAGTTATAAAAATATAAGAATAAGATTTGAAATAAAAATACCTAAACCTAAGGTAAAGAAATGAGTTTTGATACTGTAAGAACTGTAAGGACCAATTTGGTCAAGTTGAGCTTTCTTTAATTGAAACGTAGCGTCTTCGTAAATTTCAGTATCACCCGTTTTAATTGCTTCACCAAGAAATGAAGTTGCGTCCTTAATTTTTTGATTTTCTTTTTTTTCACGAATGGTTCCCCATATCATCCCAATGAGATAAAATAACCATCCAACTAAATTTAATGTCATATTCATAATTCAATGTTAATCAAGTTTTTTTAAATAATCAAACTAGTCGTAGTAGAATATTTCAACACCAGCCTCTTGAAACATCACCAAACTACGTTTTGCATGTTCATCCCAATACTCTCTATTCTTAGTTGTGTCTTCTCTTTTACAATAGATTGACTTAACACCTGAAGATATAATACCCTTAGCGCAATCCGTACAAGGTATACCACAGGTCAAATACATTGTAGTACCCTTAGTTGATACACCAATACGAGCTGCGTTGTAAAGAGCGTTTCTTTCGGCATGTTCCATCCAAAAATATTTTTCAGGACGTTCCTGTCTCTCTTGAACATTGTCATCAATCCCACGAGGGAATGAATTAAATCCCGTTGAGACAATCTCTTTGTCCTGTCCAACTATAACCGCACCAATCTGTGTTCGTTGGTCTTTTGACTTTAACTTAACCGACTCGGCAATGTTTAAAAAATATTCTTTCCAATCCATATCAAATCTTAAACTCAAAACGATTTTTCATCTGTTCCAACTTTTCTTCAGGAACACCATGAGTATTCACACCACCATGTCGGTTCTCAACAACCAAAGAAAACACTCGGTAACCATATTCTTTAGCCAACTGATAATAATCCTCCATCTCCCATTCTTGAGTGAAAGTGTTTGACACCGCAATATCAGAATATTCTAACCCGTAGGTATCGTTATTCATTTCCATCCACTCACGAACCGTTGCCTTACACCAAGCATGAGCTTCTTTAATTTTGGAACCATCAAACACATATTCCCCTTCATGATTTAAGAAGAACATATCCGCCTCAACAAATGCTGTTGATATTTCACGGGCTAATGTAGACTTACCTGACCCAGGTAATCCACGAACTAAGTATAGATTTTTCATTTAACAAAGATATATTATAATAGTATATGAAACAAAAAGAACAATCAATTATTAATCCCGAAATTTATTACAAAGTTAAAGGTAAAAATTCTGAGATTGAAAAGGAGTTTATAGATTTTAACAACCCAAGAAAAAGGTTTTGGTATTACCTAAAACGCTGGTTCAAGAACAAAGTAAGAAAGATAAAATTACACTTCTAATCTTTTTTCATGGTGGTCTTTAGGTAACACCAATTTTTTACGAGGTCTATCTTTCATAATATTCCTAATCTCTTCAAATGAGATTGGATATAAATCATTACCATCAACCCCCACGTCCATTGCTTTACCTTCGTTAACTCTCAAGTTAGGTGGTAAGTGAACGTGTCCGTGTAAGTGAACCACACCATCGTTCATACCATCCCAAGAAGCTATTGGGTAGTGCATACACACCATAGAGTATTTCATAACTTCCTTACCTTCAGGTTTGCGAATATCCAAGTGAAGATAATCTTGACATGATGAAAATATTCTTTGGATATCACCCTTGTTTCTACGAATGTGGTGGTCGTGGTTTCCAAAGACCAAGTGAACATTCTTACAAAGAATACGGCTACGGAACTCCTCAATAGATTCAAAACCACCAAACGACCAATCACCCAAGTGAATTAGAATATCATCTTCACCAACCATCTCGTTGATTCTGTTAGCCAACGTGCTATTCATATGTTCAAGTGATTTAAAATCCCTTGTCAAGTTATCTGCACCGTTCCAATTTGTAGTTGCCTTACAAATGTTATTGTGATTATAGTGAGTGTCAGATGTAAAAAACAAACCCTGACCTTTTTCTAAAACGATTTTCATGAGTGAACTATTAATGATACGATGAATATGAATACAAATAAGACACACCATCCGATGAGACCCCAATAATTTTTGTGAACTTTCATACCACAAAAGTAACTTCAATATTTCACATTACAAAGACTTGATAAAAATATTTCCACCCTTATGATTGTAGTATCATTTGAGGGTTGGCTGGTTGTCCAAGAGTGTTGATTAGTGTTTAACCAGACTTTTTGAGGGGGACTTTGTCCCCTTCTTTTTTTTAGGCTACGTTGGTACCTAATATATTGTTAATTTTTTTAGCGCTTTGAGCAATTACACTATTCCCCGAGTCTATTCTTGAACGTATTGCAATTTCTGTTAACTTGTTCGGGTCAGTAATACCTTTCTTCACAGCATCATTTATTTTTATAGCAAACTTTCTAAACCAACCTGGTCCGTTCCACGTACCATAGACAAAGTGAAACATTAAATTAGGATTTGATTCTACTATTTTTCTCGCCTCAGGTGAAAGATAATTATTCATGTTCTTCAAAAAGAATGGTTTCATCATCTTAACAACCAAACTTCTCAATTTTGGTTCTAAACTACCACCCCTATAATTGTATTTCCACTTTGAACTAGCACCAGCATCATCAATTAACTCCCAAAATTCTCTTCCTTCAGGTGAAGTATTAATGTCACCACCATGTCTTCTATCAATACCCATCATAGTTTCACCTGATTTTCCCATGGCGCTTTGATTCATCTTAGGGTGATAATATCCACCCTCTAAATCATTAATAACTTTGTTTGTAATCTCTTCAAAAGAACCTGAAGATGTCTGAGGAGTTATAATATTTGTATCAACATATGTTGCGTCTTGTGGTGTAGAACTACCTTTCATGAATTTCTCAACATCAAAAAATGATTGTTCTTCAATATTCATTAATTTTTGTTGTCTCTTAATATCTTCTACTAATCGTCTTTTCATTGATGACCTTTAAAAATAAATACCTATGATATAAGAAATACCTCGTTTATTGAAACATAAATGAGGATATTTAAGTATTTATGTTTATACTTACCAAAACATGCCGGATAAAAATCTCATATTAAAAAGGTCTCTACAAAAGATTGTCAAGTCGGCAATCAAGAAAGACCCTATTTTATCTGATGTATACCGTGTTGACATAACATTTTTATTTAAATCACCTGTTATGTCAGCAATGTGTGATTGGGTTTATGGATTAAAAATCTATACAGATTCTGAGTTTGTTGATAGAATTGCAATCGCCAATAGACTCAAGTCAAAAATAACCAACATCATCTCTCAAGTATCTAACGATTCATTCTGTTGTACAGATGTTTCATTTGAGTAAAACTTAAACCATTTTTATTTTCTGACAAAGATGAAGTGCCTGAGCAATCACTTGGTGCATGTCATAGTATTGATAAGTTCCTAACCTACCACCGAACATATACTTCTCAAGTTTATCACCTTGTATTTTATATTTGGTGTAAATCTCACCATTTGTATCATCCTTGATTGGGTAATACGGTTCATTATCACCTGTATAGTCACAGGGATATTCTTTACTAACATAACTTGTTTTTTGATTTTGATAGTCAAAGAACTTATGTTCTAAAATCCTTGTGAATGGTGTATCACTGTCAGTATAATTAACCACGGGATGTCCTTGAAAACTGTGTGAAGTAATATGGACGTTCTCCCACCTCAAACTACGGTATTCTAATCTACCATGTTCGTAATCAAAAAACTTATCAATTGGTCCTGTGTAGATTATCTTATCCGCAGCCTCTTCCCACATTCTTTTGTTTTCAAAGAAGTCTTGGTTCAAGAACACATCAACATTGTCCAATAACTTTTCAAATATCTGTGTGTACCCGCCAACAGGAATACCTTGGTATCTATCATTGAAGTAATTATTGTCCCATGTAAACCTTACAGGTATTCTTTTGATGATTGACGCAGGTAGTTCCGCACATTTCTTCCCCCATTGTTTCTCGGTATATCCCTTAATAAACTTCTCATATATGTCGGTACCAACCATAGACAAGGCTTGTTGTTCTAAGTTAGTTACAGGACCTTTATATCTTTGTTCCTCTATCTTCGCCTTTGCTTGTTCTTCTGTCTTCACACCCCACAGTTGGTGGAACGTCCACATATTAAATGGAAGGGTGTATAACTCTTCTTTGTAGTTTGCTATGGGTGAATTAACAAACTGTTTAAAATCTGCAAATTGATTTACCCAGTCCCATATCTTTTTACTGTCTGTATGAAATATGTGTGCACCGTATCGGTGAACATGAATTCCGTCAACATCTTCGGTATAACAGTTACCCCCAATGTGACTTCTTTTATCTATTACAAGTACTCTATGATTTTTACCCAACTCGTAGGCACAGGTTGCTCCGAAGAGTCCTGCGCCTACGATTAGGTAATCATATTTGCTATTCGAAATCAAATTCAACACCGTCAGAACTTAATACTGGTTCCTCAATTCTACGTTTGAGTTTATCTGACCACTCTTGTAAGAAATTTGATGTGTTATGGTAACAACGGTCTTCAATCAAGAAACACATCTGAGGGAATGGATTCACTCTTTCTTGTCCCATCATAATTTGTAAGTATCCATAGATTTCATCGTATCTTCTTTGAGTTTCCAAGAAGAAACACAGGTAGAGTAAGTGTTCGTTTCTTATTGGAGCGAACGCCTCTGCCTGATGAAAACACTTTTCAGCTTTTTCCAAGTCACCAATTACTTCCCAAGCCTGACCCATCAAGATAAATGCGAAGTAAGCCATCTCATCAATTCTTGCAGGTCTACCAGTAACATAATAGTTGTGAGAATACTCCATGAACTTTTCGTAGTAGAAAATACATCTTCTAGCAAATTCTTTTGAGTGGTCTAAACCAAATGGAAGTTCGTCAGACTTACCCCAACAATCAGAGTATGATTTTGCAACATACCAAAGGTGATACAAATCTTCTTTAACGGTATTACCAACCACTTTGTCAATCTCAAGTTCCAACGCGTCTTTCAAGAACTTTCTTGGAACATTCCAAGTCTGTCCGTCACTGTGAACCACATGTCTGAATCCTTCAGGGAGAGTAACTCTAACAAACCCTTCACCGATTTCAGGTAAGTGGATTGTTTCGTGTCTTTTATCGTGTTGGAAGAACCATGGTCGGTCAGCATTCCACAACCAAGTTCGGTAGTATCTCATACCGTTTGCATGTGCAATTACGTTATAAGAATCCACACTCAAGTCATCCAATACGGACCAATCAAAATCTTCATCAATCTCAAGAATCTCATCAGCGTCCATCCTCAAAATCCATTGACATCCGTGGTCTGTTTGGAGACATGTCTTCAAGGTATGGTCTCGGTTCCAACCTGGATATTGCCATTCAATCTCATAGAGTAAACCAGGGATTCCTTTTTCCGCAAAGAAGTTACGGATAATGTCCTGAGTTCCGTCTTTTGAACCGTTATCTTGGATAACCCAATAGTCAATGTGTCTCCACACTGTTTCTAACATTCGGGTTATTGTTGGTGCCTCGTTGGCAACCATTGCGTTTAAACACAATTTAATTTTCTTGTTATTATTCATAGATGTAATTCATTACTTGTTCTTCATTATGATACTTTCTCACTCCCCCACGGTTTTGAAACTTCTGAGAGTGACCCAGTTCTTCATCCCAATTCCAATCTTCAAAACCCAACTCAATGATTCTCTCATGAATTCGTTTGTCATAGTGGTCTCGGATTAATCTTGCTCTACGATTGATGTCTGTCGCATTGTTATCAACCGTTGAATTTTTATTGTTATATTGGATGTATAACATTTTTTTGACGTGAATCATTCGTGTATGTAGAAATGTATGAACAATAAGTTCAAAGTCATCAGCAACAGGTGTCAACTTGTTGTGTCCACCAATCTCATGATATAGTTTTCTCTCCCACATTCTTACATGGTTTGGCATTGATATGTTAAACCGTATGGACAATGGGTTGATATCAGGGTACCAATGTGCCAATCTCTCCACACCATCAACCATAACTTTGGTATGACCTGCATATCCAAAGTCAAAGTAATTGTCGTGTCTCGCATACCAATCACCTGACCAATCGTGGTCATAGTATTTGAATTCACCATCCTCGTAACACTCGGTCACGTCTGTGTATAGGAAACCAGCATCGGGGTATTGAAGGATGGCATCATGAGAGATTTGTAAACACTCTGAAGTTAATGCATCATCATGGTCCAACTCAACCAACCAATCCCCATCACCAAGTGTTGCCGCTCTGTGTTTTGCCAAACCAACGTTACCACCTGTAATTGGATACAACTTGTGAGGTTTTACCCTGTAGTCCTTCTCAGCAATTTTCTTGAGGATATTCCACGTAACATCATCAGGGGAATCATCCAACACAATCCATTCCCAATTGGTGAATGTTTGTTTTTTCATACTCTCATAGGTTCTGTAAATCCTTTCGTTTGTCTTATACGTTGGAGTGAATACTGAGAACCGTGGACGTATGTATTCGGTGTTTCTGAAAACAGACTGACATACAATCACATTTGCCAAAACCATATCAGGTAACGGTTCATCATAATGAATGTGAAATCTCGTTAGATGAAAATGTGGTATTTCAATGTTCTCATCAAAAGAAATAATTAGGTCAGGTTTATACTGTGTATAATCTTCAATGACTGTATTCTCATAGGGTAAAGAATAAATCACAACCTCATCATGAAGGTGTTCCTCCCAGTAAATGTCTGAATGTAATATAATCTCCCCCAAAGTGTGCCAACCGTAAACGATTGCCGATGGTTTTTTTGTTTGCATACAATAAAATTATAGGTAAACAACTCTACGAGTCAATTGAGTTTTTTCAAGAAAAATATTTATTTGAATGTTACAGGAACTATTACCACTGATATTGGTTTTTCTACTCCTTGGGATGCTCAGTGTTGCAGTTCGTAATAAAAAATGAAGGGTCTCCTTTTACAGAGACCCTTACACTTTAGGACAACATTTCCAACATGATACTCCTGTCACCCTCCCACTTTTTGATTTGTGACCTTGGAATCCAAAACTCCATCAAACCAATCTCTTCCACTCTTTTGAGGTAGTCCTCACGGTATTGTTCCGCCTGAGACCTGTCGGTGATGTATGGGACCCTCATGTGTTTAGAACAAATCTTACCCATACCAGTCAACATTGAGAACTCATCAGTCAAAGTTTTAGCACAACACATACAAACCTTACTACGTTTTACCGTCATCTTACCTTGGAACTTCACAGCCTTTGGTGATATACCCAACATCTTGGTGATATCAATTAAGGTTGGGTTAAACTCAAGACCGTAAGTCTCTTTGAGTTGTTGACCAATCTTACGACCAATCAAGATAGTCTCACCAGGAGTCGGAATACGTAGTTTAAGAACCTTGTCTTTGTATTCCTCCTTGTCAATCTGAGCAATTGCTGCTGTGATTTGTTTGTCAGTCAAAGTTCCCCACTTTTGGAACTTCTCGGCGATGTCCTTTACGAACTTACTTTCCCCTGTGTATTCTACGATACGTTTGAGTTCGGGACGCTCATCTACAGTAATCTTGGTTGGTTGACTGTTAAGACATTTTTCTGCGGCTTCCATTTGTTTTGGTGTTAAACGTCCCCATTGGTCAAGGGAATCTTTCATTTTGTTGATAAAACTGTTGTTTCCTTGGTAGTTACGAACTTTCTCGGTGATTTTGATGGTGTCTGTCATGGTGTTTGTTATTTGTTATACAAAGATACAAATAAACTTCATCCCCACAAGCAAAAAAGAAAAAAATCCCCTCTTTTTTTCAGAGGGGATTCTCACTCTTAGTTTTGAGTGAAGGCTTTGTCTGCCCAAGTTTTGGCTCCCATGAAATCCCAAATGTTCATATCACACATTTTGGGGTGAGAACTTCTCATATCACCAACTGTCATAACTTCCAAGAACCCTTTGTCAATACCGTTCCACTTACCACCTTTGGTAGTGAATACGTTGAACCAATGTCCACTTTCGCCCTTCACCTGAATGTTAATCAAAGCATCTTTCTTGTAACCAGCAATAACTGAGTGAGGAGTTCCTTTGGTGTCGTGGATAGTGATGAATCCTGCCTGACATTTTCCTGCCACACGGAATTCGTATTCCTTGTCTGTGTCTTTAAGGAAGTTAGAGACCGTAACCGACAGACGTTTGCCGTCTATGATGGTGTCAAATGAGCCGTAGAATACGTCTCCTGACATTACGCCTTCAGTTACTTTGATGATTGATTTGGTCGGGGTAGAGATTGTGTTTGTCATAGTAGTGGTTGTTTTTAACACTACAAAGATACGCACAAAATCCGAACCGCCAAACTTTTTTTTTAAATTCTACAAGAACCGTCACAAGCTTGTCCAACGCCATCAATAAAACCCCTTCTCATATCAACGTGTGTGTTTTTGGTATAACTTGTTTTTCTACCACAAATAACACAACTTTCATACTCATCATCAGAACGTTCTTCAATACCAACGACATGTCCGTAATCATCAGTAACTAACTTGACATGTTCGTCATAATTTTTCAAACGGTTATCACGCTCATTCCAATACTTTTCTCTAACGTATTTTCCGAGTTCCAAATCATTTGGTCTTTCCAAAATTTCAAGGTTTGTAATTTTTATTTCCATTTTTATTTTAATAATACATACCAAATATTGAAAAAAAATACTATCAATTCACTTTTACTGTATTTATATTAAAAGTCAGACTGTGACCAACGAGAAAATTTATCAATACGTTTTGAAATACTCTTATGTGTTTGACCAAATACCAAACATACTTGACCTTATTACCGTACAAATTAATAAATTGTGGGAATGGGAGTATGGTGGAAGATTTAGGAAATTTACAAATGATGATGATTCCAAATTTGCAATTATGTTATTTCTACATAGAGAAGGATATTCTTATGACCAAATTATTAATAAAGTTAAAAATACTACCGCAATAATCCTTGGTTCCGAAAACGAAGCCCAAATTTCAGATACTTGTGATGAATGCGGTGGAGATGGTCGTTATGATTGCTCAATGTGTGATGGTAGTTCAACAGTTGAATGTGATGACTGTGATGGAACAGGAGAAGTGGATGGTGAGCCTTGCTCCTCGTGTCAGGGTGGAGGTGAACTTGATTGTGGTGAATGCGATGGAGATGGTTATAATCAATGTCATGAATGTGATGGAGACGGTGTAGTCGAAAACCCCGACAAAACTATGTTTACAACAATAACTTATCTAACCTTCAATCCTGTGATTGCCAACTATTTTAGAGAAAATTTAAATGGTGTTGTTCCCGAAATTTCAAACTCAATTTACAATGACTTACATAAATTAGATGAAAGTGATTTTGAAGTTGAATTATTAAACGATTATAAAAAGGTGTCCAATTATGTTATTGAGGTAACTTCAGACCCTGAGGAATTAACTGAACTAATTTCGGACGCAACTGCCGAAATTGAAAAAAAATACTTATGGATTTTAACGGCATAGTAAAATTTTTAAAATCCCGCGGTGGATACCCTAACCCAAATATGAATTTATATTTGGAGATGTTTGACATGACTCAATCAGAATTTCTCATGTCTATGAACGAGTCTTTAGGTGAAGAAGGTACCAAAACATTATTAAATAAGTCAATCAAAAAATTAACTAAAGACGGACCATTTAGGTTTAATATTGATAGTTTAGAACCTGGGTCATACGTTGAGTTGGATTTTACAAATTCATCCGTTTATGTTGAAGAAATTAATGATGAAAGATATGTAACAGCCATAATAGAAAATTGGGACATACCAAATTCAAATATAATCTACTCACATATAAATGACGATGGGGAAGAAGAGATAAAACATTTTGATATTGATGGTTTATTAGATTTTTTATGGGATGAAAACCCGTACGACTACTCCGATGCATTAAATGAATGGATATCATTTCTTACAAAACAAATCAGTTCATATATGGGAATCCCAATAGGATTATCTGATAGAGTAAAAAAATAAAAAAGGTCAGCCGAAACTGACCTTTTCTTTTGGGACTGACCGAATGACAGTCAATCACTCCACCACCTGACATTATGTCAGGAAATTATTTGGTAACTAAAGCTTCCACCTTAGATTTCATATGTTCTGACAAACTAAGTTCACCAACTGTTGGTGTAACCAAGGAAGTCAAAACAATAGAGTCAACCAAATACTTGTAAGGAATGTGAACCAAGAAGTCGGTACCATTGAAGAAATCTAAATCTCCTTTGAGTTCCAAACAACCGTGAACCATTTTCAAAAATAACTTAAACTGAACACCATCAACAAAAGTTTCATTCAAGAGGGTTCCGAACTTCTCGTTCTCAATCCGAATATTGTATGTGAAATTTATTTTCATATCTGTTATTTAACACTACAAATATAAAAAGAACTTTTCAATTCGTCAAATCTTTTTTTAAAAAAATAGGGAACCTCGATTTTATGACCGTAGTCAACCCATTCTTAGTTGCGATGCCTTGGAATCGAACCAAGCTATGTGGGCTTATGAGACCCATGGAACACCTTGCCCCCCGCCCGCCATTTTATAACTTTAAATATCCGTGGTCAAACTCCCAATGATGGTTCGGACAAAGTCCTACTAAATTATCTTTTGAGTTTATTTCTGTTATCAAGGATTCATCACTGAACGAAGATACAGATTTTATATGACAAACTTGAATGTGTTTATCATAACCACAAACTTTACAAGTTTTATCTCCTTTATTTTTTTCATACACATATTGCGCATGTTTTCTAATTTCGGCTCTAAACTTATAATAAATCCCTTTCTTTTCAAAAAACTTTTTTTTTGTAATTCCATTAAAGAAACTAAATCTTTCGGGTCTTACAATCTCTTTTTTTTCTTCTTTTTGTTTTTTCTCTCTTTCTAAATTATTAAACTTAGCAGAACAAGAACTATTACAAAAATATTTTTTTCTTACTTCAGAAACTTTTTGGTTATCATTAACCCTTATTACCTCACCACAAGATTTACATATATTTGGTGATTGATAATAATCTTCTAATGATTTTTCTCTTCTTTTTTTATTTCCGATTTCAGCGGCTTTTTGGTATCTGTTCATATATTATAAATATCACAAATATACCGAAAAACCACCACACAACCAAAAAAATACCTCACAATATATTTTAATGATTACAATCCCACTTCCCCACGGTCACCTATCCACGTCATGCGCTGGTTGTACCAGCGGGTGTAATCAAATTTTTAAAGAGCTAAACAACATCCGATAAAAAATCCCACAACTTTCTATGTTTTCTCAAACACTCGTTGTGGGATTGTGAACCGAGGATTTAACTCCTCTTCTTCCGAGTGTCTCACAAAGATAAAACAATTTTTTCAAATTGTCAAAGGGGCTAAGTGAAACTTTTTTGTGGGGTGTCTCTACCTTTCGGTGGAGATTATAAATATAGTTATACTATTGAAAAGTTCAATCTTTTTCAAAAATATTTTGTAAAATTGTTTTTAAATACACTCCTGTATCCATATTATTGACTTTGTCCAATCCAAAATACCCACATTCAGTATGTTCATGTCCATCTTGAGCAGTTTCAAGGTTAGGGTACATATACTCGTGAGTATTCAACAAATAAACATACATCATACCTTTTATACTACCGTCTGTCTTTTTCTTTTTTGGTAGTATACCCACAAAATCTAAATCATAGTTATCTATGTTAATATCGGTCTCTTCGTAAAACTCTCTATATGCAGCTTCTTTAGTTGATTCATCTTTTTCAATGTGTCCTGAAGGAATTGACCACATATTAGGGTAAGATGACTTGCCGTTTCTTTTGCACAACAAACATTCACCGTTAACTTTAACGACCACACCACTCAACCTTTTATAATTTTCCATATTTATAAATAATCATGAAAGTTAAAATAGACGATAACACCTTTAATGTAAAGGTTATGGACGATTACCGTAAACGTGCTGAGGGTATGATGAACAAAACTTTTAACGAATATTTTAACGGTATGTTGTTTCTGATGACCGACCATACTAATTGTTTTTGGATGAAAAATTGTATAATACCTTTAGATATTATCTACATTGACGACCAAATCATATCAAAGGTTCACCACAATTGTCCACCATGTGTTGATGAAGACTGTGAGAGTTACTGTGGTAGAGGTTATATTATATTGGAAATTGAAGGTGGTACTTGTAAAAGTTTTAATATTAAAAAAGGAGATTCTGTTAAGTTTCTCGTTGATTAATTTTCCTTTTTACTTTCCTGAATTTTTTCCTTTAAGACTTTAAAGAACTCTTGTCCAATCATCTTAACAAATTTGATGTATGGTGCGTCATCTCTTTCAGGGTCATATCTATATGGTCCTGATGGTGGTCTTTGTGCTCTACCCAAATAATTAAGTCCCGAAATATTGGTAATACATTTGTGTCCACCTGAATTGGCTTGAATCAAATCCCAAGCATTTACACCAATCTTATCCAACAATTTCATTTCAGGTTCACTTAACTCTGAGAATGGTTTGTCAATGATTGTTTTTAAACTATCTAATATTTGTTCTCCATTATCCATCATCATAATCTTACCACCATAAATGGCATCAAAATCTTTGAATGTGAATCCAACTGATTCTGTACCCATACCTGATTCTGCAATGTATTTGATTGTTGATAATGGAATTGTTCTATCTTGAAGTTGTGCTTTCCACTTATTCAAAACCTCGTCTTTAACTTCTCCAAGATTTACACCTTTGAGCTCTCTATCTTTTTTGAATGGATTACAAGATGCTTGTACCAAACCCAAAGGCCACATGATAATCAAAAAGTCCGCCTCAGGATTGTTTCTAAAAGGAGTATATCTGTCGTAAGAACCAGTACCTTTCAAAGTTCCCATACCATATTGAAGAATGATTCCATCTTCAACTTTCACATTTCGGTGATTTGCCATTGAGTCCATATAGTCTTTGGAATTTCTTTGGAGTCTTTCAGGTGTCTCGCGAGTGTTCACACTCATCCAAGTCTTTATGTTATTAAGAATTGAATAAAGTGACGGCTCAGAGTCCATCACTAAACTCTCTAAGAAACCTTTTTTGTTTTTAAACGCCAAGAGTAATTTGTTAGTCACTAACCCTAACAACATTTTGTTTCTCGCCAAACCTTTTTCCTTGTCTAATCTAAATAAAAAGTTAACAACTTCTTTTGTTGTTAAGTCATATTTTGCAAAATCAGCAGAGTCAACAGTAGAAATCAACAGAATGTCTGAACTTGGGAACAATTCTTTTGGTGAAATTATTTGAGATATAGTCTCAACATTTGAACGGGCTTGTCTAAATGATTTTGAAGCATCTTTTTCAGCACCTACTTGAGTATCGTGGTGGTCTGTATGAATAACAAACATCGGTTTACCGTGAGCAAAATCTACTAACACGGGCATTACATCACCACTAGCATCAGGTTTCTTTACTGCAAACTCTTTTTCACCATATTGGATAACCTCAGAATCTACAACATCAATACCATTATCCTCAAGGTATTTCTTCATAGCAATTGCTGTGGTAACACCATCTAAATCTTGGTGAAAATATATTTTAGCCTTTGGGTACCTTTTTGCCAAAGCATTAATATCACGTAAACCCGATTCTTTAATAATTTTTTTCATCAATCCCAACCAAAATAATGTGCAATTTTATCAAATAAATCACCGTAATCAGAAATACACTGTTTGAATATTACTTTATCCTTGTCAGGCATCGCATCCATAGTGTCTTCACCCCACACACCATCAGCAGGATAAACATCAATCATTGACTGGTATTTGACAATTGCCTGAGCACTTTTTGATTTTGGGTAGTTACCGATTGAACCGTCAATTTTCAACGGTTGACCGGCATCATCCCTAACACCTTTTTTATTTAAAAAACATTGGATTCCACAATTGTAATTGTATCGTTCAATAGTGGTCATACCATTATTGAAATCTTCTTTCAAATATTGTCTTGAGGTTGCTTCAATGTGCATGCCAAGAATTCTACTCTTTTCTTCCTCTGTTATTACAAACTTTTTCATATTAATATTTAAGAGTTAATAAATATTTTAATTTGTTAACTAATCTTAACATCTCATCTCTAAGATTTAATAAATCAGTATCAAATTTTGAGTTCAGACCTTCAGTCATTGAAAACAAAAACTCACATATTCCATCAATAAAATTTTGCATAGATAATTTATTTATATCTTGAAACATTATTGAAAATTCTGCAGGAAACTCAGGTCTCCCATATTTTCCCATCATGGCTTCAACAAAGTCATCAATCAAAACACCTAAACCTTCGTAAATGTCTCCGTATGCTTTATGTTTAGCATCAAACGTAGTTTGCCAATGTAAAAATCTAAATTGATTTTGAACTTGGACTAATTTTAAAATATATTCTTCTTTCATTATACTGGACTCATTAATCTTGTTAATGCTGACGTAATCGGCGACATGGATATTTTTTCACCCGTAGCAGCTAAACTCTGTGGTGATACTTGAGTTGTTGTAGTTCCACCCAACTCAGTTTTTAATGCTTCTTGACCTTCAGGAGTTGATTCATACTGTTTCATCGCAGCTAACATCTGTTCCTTACTCATCATACCTGAAAGTTCTTCAGGTCCAACAAAATTACCAAGACCTAAAAAATCCAAAAATCCGAGATAGAATTTTGTTTGACCCATTAGTACTCTTGTTCTTAGAGAACTTTTCCCAAACAGGTCAGAGAATCTACCAAACCCAAGACCACCACCATAAAGGAATCTTTGAAGGATGTTTGGTTTACCTAATATTGCCGGGTCCATAAACTTTTCTCTTTTCAAAGCAGATTCTAAACCTTGAACCAATTTCATTTGTTCTTGAGGTGTTTTGTTTACCATTAAACGTCTAACACCCATGGACCTTTTTGACGCACTACTAAATAAGTTTGACCAACTCTGAAGAGCTTTTTTAAATCCTGATAATAATCCTCCCATATTCGGAATTTTATCAATTACTGTGTCAACTCTTGAAGTCCAATTCTGAGCGGTTTTAAATAATTTGTTTGCAGGTCCTTCAACTTTTTCTAACATCTTAAGATTCTTAAGAGCCAATTCAGTATTACCAGCATTAATGGCTTTTTCAGCATTTCTAAGGTACTTAGTCCCTTGACTTCCGGCTTTCATAGTTCCCATAGCAGTTTTACCAACCGCATCACCAATATATGGTACTGCAGATATTAAAGACAAAAACGCAAATAGGGTATCACCCTGTCTATAATAAGAAATGGCATTTACAAAGTCAGTAATTCCTGTCGGGTCAACAATACCCAAAATATCCAAAACATTATTGTACCACTTCTCTTCAGTTAGTCTCTGTTTTAGATTGTTAAGTTGTATTTCCGTTAATACTATTTCACCCATTTTTTGAATATAAACACTAATTATAAATACTATGATACAACTTAATATAAAGGTTGGTGACACAATTTTGATGGGTAGATTTAAAAATAAAAAGGTGATAGTAAAAACTATCACCCTTGACCAACATGGTTTACCATTGGTGAACGGAAAACCAATTTGTAATTTTAGATATACGAAAGATTAAAATGTCCAGTTTTTTTGTTAAAAAACAAGACATTTATATTATTTAGGATTTTTCAGGAAATTCTAAAACCTGTTGTCTTTTTTGTTGAACAAAGAATCCAACCCTTTCTTTTGCCACTTTAGCGTAGTTAGAACTGATTTCAATACCAATCCAACGACGGTCTAAAGTTTCTGCCGCAACCATAGTTGTACCTGAACCAGCAAACGGGTCAAGGACAATATCATTCTTATATGTGAGAATCTTAATTGCCTTGGTTGGGATGTCCATTGAGAAGGTCGCCTTTGTCAATGAACGAGTATCGGCAAAATAATTCCACTGTCCAAATACCAAATCAATAAACTCACGTTTCTGTTGTTCGGTATACATCATCTTGGCTCTCATGTTACCGTCTTTACCTTCAACCTCACCCATCTCACCAACCCATTCAGGTTGTCCTTTAACAATCTTAATATGTTTCTTCTTGTATGCCAAGATAACACACTCCTTTGGATTATAGATGTAAGGTGCCGAGGGACTCATCCATGACCCCCACGCTGTGGTACGACTTCTGTGTGGTGATTCCTCTTCAAGGTCCACAACTCCGAAGAACTTGTAACCAATCTGTTTCATAATTTGCCATATCTCACTTAACATGAAGATTCTTCCGCCCTTGGCTTGTCGGTTAATCTCATACGGGATATTTAAAGCAATCCTACCGTCATCTTTCAACACACGGTATGCTTGTTCCATCCACGACTGTGTGAATTTTGAATATTCTTCCCAAACCATATCGTCATCGTGAACATCATAATCAATCCCAACACCATATGGTGGTGATGTTACAATCAAATCTACAGACCCTTCTTCCATGGTCTTCATCACTTCAATACAATCTCCGTTTACTATTTTTCCTAAATAATTTTCTGTCATTTTAATATATTGTTACCTTATGTCCCCTAACAATAATAGGATTTTCTGTTTCAAATTCCAACCAAGCTTGATTATTATCAATAAAAGTTTTTGTTTTAACCGACACTTCAAATTCAACACAGTTGATGGAAAGTTTTTTATCCTCGGATTGTATTACCCAACCATCTAAAATTGAACCTCTTGCTGCTAATTTATATTTCATTATTCAATAACCAAACAATAATCTTCAAGGGTAATTTTTTTAGCATCACAAGTAATATGACCTGTTTCTCTACCATCATCCCTATACCCAATAGAAGAGTTTATCTGACACAGAAATTCTATTGAATCAACTTTTAAGAGTTGTTTATCAATAAACACTTTCCATGGTCTGTCTCCGTTTTTGTGGTTTGAATTATATCTTGCCTCAACCAGCATTTTCTATGTTATCAATCTTTCTTTGAAGATACCAAAGAGCCTTTTTTAAGTCTTGTAATTCTTTATCACTACCTTTCTTACCAGCCCTTGAGATATACTTCACCGTATTCCCAAGATGGAAGTCAAGTTCCCACGCCTCAATTACTTTGATAACTTCATACACATTATCCTCACCGCCATAATGAGCTGGGTGATTTACCATTTCATTACTCATTTTAGTGTAAAATAATAATCTTTAATTTTAATTGATTTAGTATAACCATGTCTAACCGAAAAAAGAGGTTCTTTTGTCCAACCTACTTTAAATCCAAGTATTGACATCCAACCATTCTTTTCACCATTCACATATGAATATAGGTATTTTTCCCCAAATTTCAAATGTGTCTCACGAGCAATCTTAGCTCTGATTTTGTACAGTTTGAACGACATAATATTTTGACGACAATGGAGATTCTATTATCAAACCTTCTTCAACAAGGTCATCCAATTCTTTTTGTGTTGTCTCTAAATCTTCCTTCAAAATGTATTTTGAAATGTAGGAGATGTGTAGAGGTTGACGTAGTTTAGAGAGTAAACTATTTAGTTTTTTTCCTTCCATAAGATTTCTTCTCTACTTCTTTTGATTTCTTTTTCTTGGTGTCTTCTTCGTGAATTACTTCCTTTTCACCGGTAGACCCCTTGAACTCTGATTTTGGAATGAAGGTCCAATAACCTGTGGACACTCTTTGGTCAGCATCTTTGTCAGATACACGAAGCATATGACCGAGAGCATACCTTCCGAATTGTTTTGTTGTTTTAATACATTTCATAGAAATAAATTTTGGTTTTGTTTTTTAAGTGTGTAAAAGATTTGGGTTTCATCATGACCCTGTTGAAATAGATTAAAAACATCAGATGATAAGGTATCCATAAAAATAAAAGCATCAACCCTCGGAGAGAACAAAGTCTTCAAATCGGAATTTTCCAAATGAACTTTCACTTTCTTTTGGTCTACGAATCGTTTTGTGAATCCCATGAAACAAAATTAGGAAATAATTTTTAAACTGTCAAACGATTCCCAATCTTCTTTTGGAACACTTTGAAGGATATACGCCAATAGTTTTCTCTTTAACATCGGAACCAAAGTCTGTTCAAATGGAAAATTCTCATTGGTATTTACCTCAAATATCGGTAACTTGGTGAAATCCACCAAGTCCTTCCACGATGTTGCATCTTTAACTAACGTGGTAACTCGTTGACCTTGAGGGTCACCACTCCATACCATATCAAAATAAATCTTGGCGTCTGATTTGGTTCTTTTCATCTTTCTGATTGAATACTCCCACAAAAATACTTGTTTCTTACTTTTGTTGGGATAATAGATGTATCCGTGACCAACCCCCATGTTGTCTTTGTTTTTCTTTAGATTGATGGTTGTTGATTCATATACTATGGACCAAATGGACTTCCCAATATTAAAGGTGTCCATCAATCTGTTACCAGAAAAAACCAATGTCTTTTCTAACTCACCAAAATCACTGTCTTGTAGTTCGGGTAACTTAAGTGGTTGAAGTTCTTTCAAAAGAATCTCATCATCACAAGATTCAAATTTCTTTTTTGTTTGTAGTAATCTTTTTTCTTTAACTAAAGATTGAACATTTGCTAAGTGAAGTGCCAACTCAACAAAATCAGGATAAATTTTAAACTCGTCAAAATTTTCCTCACATTTTTGAATGTAATTAAGTAAGGTATATTTGTTATATTCAAAATCTATTGGTTGCGAGAGCATCCAATCAGGATTTAATTTAAATGATTTTTTCTTCCTCGCCATTTACATAAGAATAAAACACCATTTTATTTATTCAACTCTTATGATAAAATAATAAACACCCTCTACTTTTTGTTCATCAACTTTACCATCATAAAGAGACATTATCTCATAACCATCACTATCAATCCACCCTTCAATCAAATCATCTTCATAAATAAAGTATGAAAGTCCTAAATCCCATTCCCTAATAAAACTTAAAGTATCGTCCATAGCATCACTTACCCTCCCATCAATCACTTGATTAATTAAATCATCAGGAAAATCACCTTCGGGACTTTCTTCTATTTCTTCTATCTTTTGCTCAAACTCATAGATGGCATTATTTTCCAATTGGGATATTTTATTTTCAAATACCCCACGTAATTCTCTTGGCGATTTTTCCATTAATTGTTGTAAATTAACAATCTCACCCCTAACTTTTTCAATCTGATAATTCAAATACTTTATTTCATTATCTTGAACATATGAAGTTTCTCTTTGTGACTTGTCCAACCAACTTTCAGGGTCTTGGTAAATCAAGTCATTATACATGTCCTCAGCATATCTTTGAACACTATCATCATCAATATAATTTTCAAGAAAATTGTTTGAGAAAAAATTTATACCTTCACTCTCAATCATTTCTTTTGCGTATTCCTCAGCAGACCACTTCACTTCTTTTTCATTACCTATAGCATATTGGCTATTATCCCATGAAGTTTCAAAAATTTCCATATTACTATAGAATTCTTCATTTTTTGGGATGATATCATACACATCATAATAATCATTAAACTCAGATAACTCTTCATCAATTTGTTCTAACTGTTGTTGTAAACTAGTCTTTAACCCTTGGGTGTCATTTTGCATTTCATCTTCAATTTGACTTTTTCTTAACTCAAGTTGTCTTTTTCTTTCTTTACCTTGTTCATCCAACGCATTTATCTCATTACTATAGACCAAATGGTCAAATAAAGCGTGCGCCATTAACCCTTCTTTAGGACAATCAGGTCCCAATTTCCAAAGGTCCTTGTCTCTTCTTAATTCCGCACTGATATTATTTACTTCTGAACTCATTACAATTGATAAATATTCGGAGATGTCTATATTTATAGTCAATAAACCTTTAATTTAGATAAACTCGTGAATTGTGGTATCTATAAAATAACTAATGTAGTAACCAATAAAGTTTATATTGGTAGTAGTTTGAATTTATCTAAAAGGGAGTACAAACATTTTTGGATGTTGGATAAAGGTTTACATGATAATTCTTACATTCAAAAGTCATATACTAAACACGGTAAAGATAGTTTTAAATTTGAAGTTATTGAGTATTGTGAGTCTTTTAAATTGATTGATAAAGAAAATTATTATATTAATTATTATAATTCAAACGATAGTCGTTTTGGTTACAATTTAGCTATCGTAAATGAGTTTAGACGAAATACCTACAATGATGAAGTTAAAATTAAATTATCAAAATATAATTTAGAAAAAAACGGAAATTTTGATAAATATTCATTAACAAATATTGAAACTAACGAGTCATTTATTTTTGAATCATTAGTTGATGGCGCAAACTATTTAATAATGAATGGATTTACCAATGGTAGTCCAAGAAATGTTAGAATGAAAATCTCAAACTCATTAAGAGAGAAAAAAGTTAATAATGGTTACAACGGTTCCATAAGAAAAACTTGTTATAAACATAAATTCAAAATAATAAACTAAATTTAAAACTAACAAATTATGGGTGGATGCGGCTGTAAAAACAAAAACAACACTAACACAAATCAGATTCAAGCGCCAGTGGTTAAACCCCAGGCTCAACCTGTTAATGAAAACATCAAAGATGCCATTAAAAGAACAGTAGAAAAGTATTACGTAAAGAAATAAACTAATCTGAGATGTTTTTTAGTGAAGGGTAGAGAAATCTACCCTTTTTTTATATTTATGAAAATATGGCGTTTATTGACTTAGTAATTCAAGATTTTAATGAAGGTGATTATGACCTTTTAGAAACCGCATTTAATGGGGATGTCAACACATTTTTTAATTATGTTAATAAAAAAGGTAAATTTGAAGAGATAATTGCCGATGATTATAATCATAACGATTATGAAAACGATTACATTCTGTGGGTTTCTAATAACAAACCAGAAATTTTCCGTAAACTTATTGAAGATAAATTATCCGATGTAACATACATTGATGGTAAATGGTATTTTATAACATCTGATAGAGGGGATTTATCCAAACTTTATTGTGATGATAGAGATATTGGTCGTAACACAATAGAATCTATATTGTCAGGTGAATATGATAGTTCTGATTATTGGGATTCAGGAATAGATGTCTATGACAACGTAATTGATGATTTAAACGACCAAAACAAACAAACTTTAATTGAAAGATTATTAGAGGAATTGAAAGATGAAGAAATCTTACCATCAACAGATTTACTAAAAGAAATTGCATCGTCTCAAGGTCATGATGAGTATGTATCTTTAGACACTGAAACATTAAGTAGAATAATCAATGATAAAAAATCTATTAAAGAAATCTTACCCGATGATTTAGAAAGTGAGTTGGTGAGTTTATACTGGAGTGCCTATAATGTGGCATATGAAGATGAACTCTACGAATCTATTTGGAGTGAACTTGATTCTATATTTGAAGGTAATGGTGAATGGACTCAAACACCTTCCCCTTATGATAAAAATAAATTTACCCAAAAATTTCAAATACCTTTTATAGATTTAGAGTCAATTGTAAAAGATTATCTTGAAGATAATCTTAGATATAAAGATAGAACCTTGGAGTATTGGGGTAATATTATTAATATAATTGATGATACACATGAGTGTTTAAGAGTTAGAGTACCTGAATATGCAGATTGGACTGAAACCAAACAAAATATCAATTCTCTTTACAACGATTACATTTCTTAAAGTAATCTTTTTTCTTTCGCCTTTACTACAAGTTTTTGAGCTCTGTCTTCAATTGAATTGATAATGACTTCTTGCTCTTTCAAAGCCTCAATACACACGGCAATCATCTCTTTGTACTTCATGGTGTAGTTGGTCTCTTCACTACCGAATACAAGTTCAGGGAAATATGGTAAAACTTCTTGAGCAATGAAACCAATGTTTTTGTGTCCAAGTTTTTCTTTATCATCCCAATTATAATAGAATTCAACACCACGAATTTTAATTAAACTTTCAAGTGCAGATTCAATAGGTTCGATATTTGTCTTTAATCTAATATCAGATGGTCCTTTAGGTCCTGTAGCACCTTGAGCACCTTGTGGTCCTGCAGAACCTGTAGCCCCTGTAGCACCTTGAGCGCCAAAACCACTGCCCGCCTTTCCTTGAGCCCCTGTAGCACCTTGAGCGCCTCCAGCACCAGGTCCTTGAGAACCTTGAGCACCTTGTGAACCTGTAGTCGGATTTGGAGCACCTTGAGCTCCTTGAGCACCAGCTCCTTCAGAAGGGAAACCTTGAGCACCTTGCGAACCAACAGCACCTTGAGCTCCTTGTCCTCCTTGTGGTCCTTGAGCACCTTGTGGTCCTTGTGAACCTTGGCCACCCGCAGCACCTGTTGAGCCACCTCCACCCTGAGAACCTTGTCCCCCTTGTGTACCCTGAGCACCTTGTCCTCCTTGTGAACCTGTGGCACCTCCACCACCAGTACCACCTTGCGAACCTTGTCCTCCTTGTGAACCTTGTGAACCTTGAGCACCTGTGGAACCACCACCACCCTGAGAACCTTGTCCTCCCTGAGAACCTTGCGAACCTGTGGCACCTTTACCTCCACCGCCACCTTGTGAACCTTGTCCTCCTTGAGAACCTTGTGAACCTGTGGCACCTCCACCACCAGTACCACCTTGTGCACCTTGACCTCCTGTCGGACCTGTGGCACCTTTACCTCCTTGAGAACCTTGTCCTCCCTGAGAACCTTGTCCTCCTGTCGGACCTGTGGCACCTTTACCTCCTTGTGAACCTTGTCCTCCTTGTGAACCCTGACCTCCTGTAGACCCTTGAGAACCTTGAGCTCCTTGACCTCCTTGAGAACCTTGAGCTCCTTTACCACCTTGAGAACCTTGTGAACCTGTGGCACCTCCACCACCAGTACCACCTTGCGAACCTTGTCCTCCTTGTGAACCTTGTGAACCTTGAGCACCTGTGGAACCACCACCACCCTGAGAACCTTGTCCTCCTTGTGAACCTTGTGCCCCCGCACCACCTTGTGAACCTTGTCCTCCTTGAGCTCCTTGACCTCCTTGAGAACCCTGAGCACCTTGTCCTCCTTGAGTACCTTGTGAACCTTGAGCACCCTGGCTACCAACAGCACCTAACGAACCTTGAGCACCCTGACCACCCTGAGCACCTTGGAAACCTTGTCCTCCTTGAGCCCCTTGATTACCAGTAGCTCCTTGCGAACCGACAGCTCCTTGAGAACCTTGTCCTCCTTGTGAGCCTTGTGAACCAACCGCTCCTTGCGAACCTTGTCCTCCTTGAGTACCTTGTCCTCCCTGAGCACCTTGTCCTCCCTGAGCACCTTGTCCTCCTTGAGTACCCTGAGCGCCTTGCCCTCCTTGTGAACCTGTAGCTCCTTGAGCACCTTGTCCTCCTTGGGTACCCTGAGCACCTTGTCCTCCTTGTGAACCTTGTGAACCTGTGTTACCTTGGGAACCTTGAGCTCCCTGTACTCCTTGACCTCCTTGAGCCCCTTGAGCACCCTGAGCACCCTGTCCTCCTTGTGAACCTTGAACTCCTTGACCCCCTTGAGCTCCTTGTGAACCTGTATTACCTTGAGTACCTTGAGTTCCTTGTGCACCTTGTCCTCCTTGAGAACCTGTTGCTCCTTGAGCACCTTGTCCTCCCTGAGTTCCCTGAACACCTTGACCACCTTGAGCTCCTTGTGAACCTGTATTACCTTGAGTACCCTGTCCTCCTTGAGCTCCCTGTCCTCCTTGAGCCCCAACTGCTCCTTGGGAACCTTGACCTCCTTGTGAACCTTGAGCACCTTGACCTCCTTGAGCCCCAACTGAACCGGGACTACCTTGTGAACCTTGTCCTCCTTGAGTACCCTGTCCTCCTTGAGCTCCAACCGCTCCTTGGGAACCTTGTACTCCTTGCGAACCTTGAGCACCTTTTCCTCCCTGAGAACCTTGAGCACCAACGGCACCTTGCGAACCAACGGCACCTTGCGAACCTTGCCCCCCTTGAGCACCTTGATTACCTGTTGCTCCTTGTGAACCAACGGCACCTTGAGAACCTTGTCCCCCTTGAGCACCTTGATTACCTGTCGCTCCTTGTGAACCAACGGCACCTTGCGAACCTTGTCCTCCTTGAGAACCTTGTGAACCTGTATTACCTTGAGCACCAATAGGACCTTGAACACCCTGAGCACCTTTAGCACCTTGAGGACCTACATTACCTTGACTTCCTTGTCCTCCTTGAAAACCTTGACCTCCTTGAGTACCTTGAGAACCTACAGGTCCAACAGCACCCTGTGAACCTTGAACACCATCAGCGCCTACCGCACCTTGAGCACCTGTATTACCCTGAGAACCTTGTCCTCCTTGAGAACCTTGTCCTCCTTGAGAACCTTGTGAACCTGTATTACCCTGAGAACCTTGAACACCCTGAGCTCCTTGTCCTCCTTGAGAACCCTGTCCTCCCTGAGTACCTTGAGCTCCTTGTCCTCCTTGAGAACCCTGTCCTCCCTGAGCACCTTGTGAACCTACACCACCAACAGCACCTTGTGAACCTTGAGTCCCTTGAGAACCCTGCCCTCCCTGAGTACCTTGTGAACCTTGAGGTCCTTTTCCACCTTGGGCACCTTGTCCTCCTTGAGAACCAACATTACCTGTTGCACCTTGTGAACCAACCGAACCTTGTGGACCTGTAGACCCAAAATCACCTTGTTTTCCTTGACCTCCTTGAGTTCCCTGAGCACCCGCAGCACCCTGAGCACCTGTTGGTCCGGTATTTGTTGTGCCAGCCCAAAGAGCATTATTAACTACAGTACCTGCAGTTGTTGCAATAGTACTAAAAACATAAAGATTGTTAAAAAATAACCTAAATTTAGGTGAGGTATTAATAACTTTAAAATAAACAGTAGTACTAACTTTCCAATCAAGTACAGCACTGGAGTAAACCCAAGTTGCCTTAGTATTATTTGTATCATACAACTCAACAGTTGCACTACCTGGTAATATAACGATATCCTTAGCCACCTATTTTTATACTTAAATCTTTAAGAAAATTATTCAATACTTCAACTCTTTTTTGGTTTTCAATTAATGCCGATATGCCAACCGAAACCAATAGCTCATATTGTAAATTCTTATAACCATATTTATCTGTCCAAACTAAATCTGGATATTTTTCTTCAATTTCTTGAGCAATAAATCCAAGGTTTACACCTGTAATTAGGTATTTGTGTTCTGGTAAATAATCTGACAATTGAGGAATGTCCTCAACCCAATCAAATTTAACACCTCTCATGCTAACAATGTTTTGTCTAACGTCTGTAAGAGGTTTAATGTTTGTTTTATATCTGGCATCTGATGGTGGTCCTTGAGCACCTTTAGCACCTTGAGTACCCTGTGGTCCTTTACCACCTTGAGCACCTGTACCTCCTTGCGGTCCTCTTTGGCCTTGAGAACCCTCGGCTCCTTGAGCTCCGTTACCACTCGGTCCTTTTGTACCAGTGGCACCTTGAGAACCTTGTGCACCTGCCGGCCCTTTTGGACCTTGAGCACCTTGAGCACCTGGTGTTGGAGGACCTGTGGCACCAAGAACACCTGTAGTTCCTTGAGCCCCTTGGTTTCCTGCAACTCCTGTATTTCCCGCGGCTCCTTGAGCACCTTGTGTGGATGACGCAGCACCTTGAGTTCCTTGGGCTCCTTGAGCCCCTTGTACCGAACTTTGAGCACCTTGGGCTCCTTGAGTTGTGCTATTAGCTCCCTGAGCTCCTGTATTACCTTGAGCACCTGTTGCACCTTGAGTAGAACCTTGAGCACCTTGAGCTCCTGTTGAACCTCCACCACCTTGTGAACCTTGAGCACCGGTGACACTACTTTGAGCACCTTGAGCTCCTTGACCTCCTTGAGAACCTTGACCTCCTTGTGCACCTTGTACAGAACTTTGAGCTCCTTGAGCACCTTGTCCTCCTTGGGAACCTTGACCTCCTTGTGCACCTGTACTAGCACCTTGAGCCCCTTGTGAACCCTGAGCCCCTTGGGCACCTGTGTTACCTTGTGCACCGGTACTAGCACCTTGAGCTCCTTGTGAACCTTGTGCACCTTGGGCACCTGTATTACCTTGAGCACCGGTACTAGCTCCTTGAGCACCTTGGGCTCCTTGAGCACCTTGTTTACCCGTAGCTCCTTGGTCACCTTGGACCGAACTTTGAGCACCTTGAGCTCCTTGTCCACCCTGAGCCCCTTGTCCACCCTGAGCCCCTGTATTAGCTCCTTGGGCACCTTGAGCACCTGTTGAACCACCACCACCTTGTGAACCCTGAGCACCCGTGACACTACTTTGAGCACCAGTATTTCCTTGTGAACCCTGAGCACCTGTTTTTCCTTGAGCACCCGTAACTCCACCTTGAGCACCTTGTGCTCCTTGAGCACCTTGTTTACCAACAGCACCTTGAGCACCTGTAATTGCTCCTTGAGGACCCTGAGTACCTTGAGCCCCTGTATTACCTGTCGCTCCTTGAGCACCTGTATTACCACCTTGAGCACCTGTGCTACCTTGAGTACCTTGAGCTCCTTGAGCCCCTTGGGCTCCCGTATTAGCACCTTGAGCACCTTGTGCCCCTTGACCACCTTGAGCACCTGTCGCTCCTTGAGCTCCCGTAGTTCCACCTTGAGCACCTGTACTACCTTGAGCACCTGTATTACCCGTCGCACCTTGTGCTCCCGTGGTTCCACCTTGAGCTCCTTGAGCCCCTTGAGCACCTGTATTACCTGTTGCACCTTGAGCACCTGTGACTCCACCTTGAGCCCCTTGAGCACCTTGTCCTCCTTGAGCACCTGTAACTCCCGTAGCTCCTGCGGTTCCTCCTTGAGCACCTATATTACCTTGGGCACCGGTATTACCTGTAGCACCTTGTGCACCCTGTACAGAACTTTGAGCACCTTGAGCACCTTGAGCTCCTTGAGCTCCTGTATTACCTTGGGCACCTTGAGAAGCACCTTGAGCTCCTTGAGCACCTTGAGCACCTGTATTACCCGTAGCTCCTTGAGCACCCTGAACAGAACTTTGAGCACCTTGAGCTCCTTGAGCACCTTGAGCACCTGTTTTTCCTTGAGCTCCCGTAACACCACCTTGAGCACCTTGAGCTCCTTGAGCACCTTGTTTTCCGACGGCTCCTTGAGCACCTGTATTAGCACCTTGAGCTCCTTGAAATCCTTGAGCTCCTTGTGCACCCGTACTACCTTGAGCACCTGTAACACCACCTTGAGCACCTTGAGCACCTTGAGCACCTTGTTTGCCTGTAGCTCCTTGGTCACCTTGAACCGAACTTTGAGCACCCACAGAACCTTGAGTACCTTGGGCACCCTGAGCACCTTGTGCACCTGTGTTAGCACCTTGTGCTCCTTGAGAACCTGTTGGTCCCTGAGCACCTTGAGCACCTTGTGCACCTGTGTTAGCACCCTGAGCACCTTGAGCACCTTTAGGTCCTTGAGCTCCTTGTCCACCTTGAGCACCCGTACTAGCACCTTGTGCTCCTTGAGCCCCTTGTCCACCTTGAGCTCCTTGTCCACCTTGAGCACCAGGAGTATCATCCGTACCACCCTGAGTACCTTGTGCTCCTTGAGCACCTTGGGCACCTTGAGCTCCTGTGTTTGCACCTTGAGCACCTTGAGCACCTATCGGTCCTTGAGAACCTTGTGCACCTGTTGGTCCGATTACATTACTTGCAGTTCCCTGACTACCTTGTGCTCCTTGAGCACCTGTGTTACCTTGAGCACCCGTGCTAGCACCTTGAGCTCCTTGAGCTCCTTGAGTACCTTGAGCACCTGTATTACCTTGAGCTCCTTGAGTGGTACTATTAGCACCTTGAGTTCCTTGAGCACCTTGTGCACCCGTTTTTCCTTGGGCACCTTGGACTGAACTTTGAGCACCTTGAGTTCCTTGAGCACCTTGAGCACCTTGAGCTCCTGTATTACCTTGAGCTCCTGTGTTCGCACCCTGAGCACCCTGAGCACCTTGTGTACCCTGAACTCCTTGAGCCCCTGTGTTAGCCCCTTGGGCACCCTGTCCACCTTGCGTACCTTGGGCTCCCTGTCCACCTTGTGTACCTTGAGCCCCTTGAGGACCTTGACCTCCTTGAGCCCCTTGAGCACCCGTTGGTCCTTGAGTACCTTGAGCTCCTTGAGCTCCTTTAATATTGGCTTGTGAACCTATCCATTCTCCAAGATAGTTAATAATCTGAACATACGATGAACTACCATCCCACGCATAAATACCTTCACCATTACTTATGTCATTAACAGAAAAACCATTAGAAGTGACTGCTTGAGTACCAATACTACCTACAGAAGAATCCGTGGATGATGAGAATGTTAAATCACCATTAGCATTAACTTTTTGAACCAACTGATTACCAGTGGCATCCTCATAAATAATAAAAGGTACTCCACCTGAAAAGGTGTTACCTGAAGGGTATATTATAATATCATTAGCCATTAGTAATTCTCAATATATTCCTCTAACATAGTTAATCTTTCATCAACAGATGCAATGTTATTTTGATGTTCTTTAATACCTTCAACTAAATATGCATTAAGTTGGGGATAAAGGATATAATAAAATCCATTATCTCTCATTTTTACTACTTCAGGGATGTGTTCTCTAACTTGTTGAGCAACAAACCCTAAAGAGTGTGTTTTGTTATTTTCTAAATAATAATTGTATTCAGGAGTATCTTCGGTCCAATCAAATTCAACAGGTTGTAACATCATCAATTTTGTTAATGAACCCTCTAAAGTTATAACTTCGTTTTTAAGTCTTAAATCTGATGAGTCATCACAACACATTAATATACATTCAGGGTTCACTTGAGCCTCACCAAACGACATAAATGCACCTCCAAAGAAGGGGTCACAACTATTACAATCACCCCTATCATATACAGAATCATTAGACAAACATTGTGGGTTCATTGTAGATGAATAAACAGTATAAGAACCAACCTGATTAGTTAAAGTACAATCCATATAAAGCTCATGCATACCCAAATTATAACATGTAGGTCCTGATGGTGGACCTGTATCACCTTGGGCACCTTGAGCACCTTGAGGACCTGTTATACCCGTTGCACCTTGAGCCCCTTGAAAACCT